CTTCATAATTTTTGTGTAGAGCATGATGTGGCATGTCTATCTTTTGTTCAACTCAATAGAGACGGCATTACTAAGGAATCGACCGATGCCGTTAGTGGTTCTGATAGGCTGATCTGGTTATGTACGAGCTTTTCCATATTTAAAAATAAGACAGAGGAAGAAAGGGCAATGGACGGGGTGACGAATGGTGATAAAAAATTGATACCAATTGTATCTAGACATGGACCGGGCATGGAAGATGAAGGTTACATTTGTTTAGGTATGCAAGGTGAATTTGCTAGAATTAATGAATTAGGTACGATTAGAGAGATTAAGCGAAATGCAGAAGGTAGAGAGCAAGGAATCCCAGACTCAGGAGATGCCGATCCTGAAGATGAAGTTGATGTCCAAGATTTTTGAGATATTTGATTATTTTGAAATTTGTGATTATTTTACTACAGACTCAATGATTATTGGCAGATGTCCAATCCATGATGGAGATAATACACAAGCTTTTAATATAAACATAGATCCAAATAGTGAGTATTATGGTGCGTGGTTTTGTAATACCAAGCACTGTCATAATGAGGGGAATGATATAATTGCTCTTGTCGGTTCACTATTGTCAGAAAAAACCAATAAGAAATTTTCTTTTAGGGAGGTGTTAAGATTTGCAAATGATTTCACTAAAGATATCAATTTAGATTTTTCTTCTACTATAATGAAGCAAGATGCATTATCTAGTATATTAGAAAAAAACTCTAAGGCAAAAGTAAAAGGACAGTTTTCTAGGAAGGAAGTTAGAAGCAGGTTATCATTTCCTTGCAAATACTATGAAGAAAGAGGATTCTCGGCAGAGGCATTAGATTATTTTGATGTAGGAACTTGTGAAGATCCAAAGTCAGAAATGTACAAAAGAGCCGTTTTTCCTATATATGATGAAAATGATGAATATATGATAAGTTGTGTGGGTAGAACAATTTGCGGAGACCAAAGAAAATGGATTAACAAAAAAGGTTTTAATAAATCCAGTTTTTTGTACAATTATGGAAAAGCGATTAAGGAGATTGACAAATCTGGAACTATAATATTGGTAGAGGGACAAGGAGACGTTATAAGATTGCACGAGGCGCAGATTAAAAATTCCGTAGGTATCTTCGGATCTCACCTTAGCGATTCTCAAGTCTTCTTGCTTCAGAAAAGTGGAGCGTTAAATATTGTCATAATGACTGATAATGACGAAGCCGGAACTAATTGTAGAGAAGAAATAAAAGAAAAATTAAAATACTCTTTTAATATTTTTGATGTTGTTACGCCTACTAACGATATAGGAGATATGTCAGTGGCGAAAATAGACGAACTAATAAAACCCCAAATGAAAGGTTTATTCTAATGCATTTAATAGCTTTATGTGGTAAAAAACAATCTGGTAAAACTACTTTGTCCAATTTTTTGCATGGCCATGAAATGAAACTGCATGATGTTATCAAAGATTTTTCAATAAATGAATTTGGGAATCTTGTTGTAAACTATGTAGAATTCGATGACAGCGGCAAAGAAAAAGAAGGAACTGCTGTATTTGATTTATGGCAGCAATCTGAAGATTTTACGAACTACGCTCGGAAATTTATTTGGCCGTTAATTAGAGGATATAATTTTGCCGATCCATTAAAAGGCATTTGTATGGGTCTTTTTGGCCTTTCGTATTCTCAGTGTTATGGAACAGATAGCTATAAAAATAGTCCGACAGAATATAAGTGGGAGAAAATGCCGGGCGAATCTAGATTTAAATCAGGGTATGGCACAATGAGCGCTCGTGAATTTTTGCAGTACTTTGGAACAGAGGTAATGAGAAAAATTAATCCAAATATATGGATTGATAACTGCCTAGATAGGATTAAAGAAGATAACTCTCCAATATCTATTATTTCAGATTGTAGATTTATCAATGAAATTGAAGCCGTTAAAAAGGCTGGAGGCAAGGTAATTAAGCTAACTAGAGATGTTCCAGACACTAAACATAAAAGCTCTCTAGATAAAGAAATAGCCACTCATGCTTCTGAAAATGATTTTGATAATTATAAAGATTTCGACGTTGTGCTTGATAATAAAAACATGAGTATTGAAGAATCATGTAATTTGTTTCTAAAAACACTGGTGGATATGGGCGTTACTAAGCACATGAGAACGATCAATCCTCGCCTTGGCACAGCAACAATCAAATGATTATCTGCTATCATAGATCTAGCTCGTTAGGCACATTCGAATTCTGTCAGATGAAATACTTCTTTCAGTATGTGCTTGGATTTAAAGATAGAACAAATAAAAAAGCTTTAATGGGAACCATAGTCCACAGAGCTTTACAAGTATTAGGAGATAAAAAAGTAGCCATAACTAATGGTAAAGAAAAAGTTGAGAATGATGACATCAAAGACTTGACTTTAGAAGAATGTGATGATATAGATACTATAACAGAACTTTGTTTTGATCACTATCTTGCACATGAAAAAGATGTTAGTTTAGATAAGAAAGATTTAAAAACTTGCACTAACTGGGTTTATAAAGCATTGTCTTATAAGAATGGACAGCTTGACCCCAGAAATCAAGATATCTTTGCTACTGAACAATTTTTTGACATTGAGATAAAGAAAGATTGGGCAAAGTACGATTATGAAGTAAATGGAGAGAAGATCTCTGGATACTTATCCATCAAAGGAACAGTGGACGTTATAGCCAAAGAAGGTGATAAATACTTTCAAGTGCTAGACTATAAGACAGGAAGAAGGTTAAATTGGGCGACTGGTGAAGAGAAAACTTATGAAGATCTGCAAAAAGATAAACAATTACTGCTCTACTACTATGCGCTCAAAAACCTTTATCCTGATTGGTCTTTTTATGTAAGTATATACTATATTAATGATGGTGGTATATTTGACTTAGTATTTGATGAATCAGACTATGAAAAAGCAGAACAGATACTAAAAGAAAAATTTGAAGATATTAAAAACAGTAAGCTGCCAAGGCAGCTATCGAGAGAACAAGCGCATTGGAAGTGCCAGAAACTTTGTAAATTTTCAGAAACTTTTGAAGATACTGGAAAAAATGCTTGCCAACACTTCCATGATATGATAAAATCAAAAGGTATTGATTACGTAACAGAAAAATATGCTGATATTTCCAGAATAACAAAGTATGGAGATGGAGGCGGTAGAATTGCATAGGAGATTGAATGTTTGCACCTTTAAGAAATCACTCACATTATTCATTATTACTATCTACATCTAGACCAAATCAAATTGCTAAGAAATGCGCTGATGCTGGATATGAATATGTCGGGCTTACTGATCTTGGAACAGTCAGTGGTTGCGTGAACTTTATTCAAGCTTGTAAGAAAAATGGCATCAAGCCAATAATTGGATCTGAAATCAAACTTAAAGATAGCGGTACTATCACCCTTATCTGTAAAAATAATGATTCTTGGCGTGAACTTCTAGTACTAATATCATTATGTAATGATCCAGATAATTATAATGGTCAACCAGAGATTGAATCCTCTGCTTTAGTAGAATGTATAACCGCAAGTAATTTTATATGCATAGATGGCTATGTTGGGTCCAATTTTTTTAGTAAGCTTTTTAGCGACACTGATGCTGTTTTGGAAAATACCGATCAGGAGTCAGTAGAAAAGCTTTTGGTTGATGATTGGAAATCTGTTGGAAACAAATATCTAAAGCAAATTAAGGCGATATTTAAAGATTATTATTTAGAAATAAATCTAGATAGCTTAGAAACATTTCCCTGCGCTGGCATTTTATCCTCATGTGCTATGGAATTAGATCCTGAGATCATCATACCAGATACTTGCAGCTACTACTGTAACAGATCTGATTCTGTAGATCATAGAGTGCTGATTTGCTCTAAGTTAAAAACTACTCTAAAAAAGATGACTGCTAAAATTAATGAAAGTCAAAATTATGATTTAATTAAATTTACTAGAAGCAGTAGCTTTTATATAAAGACGGAAGATAGAATGCAAACTCTGTATGGCGATAAATACAAAAACAATATCAAAAAGATAACTGACGCCTGCGAAGATTTATCTATCCTTTCTAATCCTCGTCTTCCAAAGTTTGAGTGTCCAGACGGTATGGAGGAGAATGACTATCTGAAACAGCTTTGTCGTGACGGATGGGCAAAACTTTTTAGCGGAAAATTAAACAAAGAACAAACTGAAATCTATAAAAATAGAGTTTTGAAAGAACTATCTGTGATTGAAAAGGCAGACCTAGCAGGATACTTCTTAATCGTACAGGATTATGTAAACCATTTTAGAGATCAGGGATGCTTAATCGGCCCTGCTCGTGGCTCTGGTGGCGGTTCTCTAGTGTGTTATCTTACTGGGATAACTTTAATTGATCCAATTAAATATGACTTAATTTTTGAGAGGTTTTACAATGAGGGTAGAAATACGGATGACCACATTTCTCTTCCTGATATTGATGTGGATTTTCCCCCTGATTATCGTGATGAAGTTATTGAATACCTAAAAGAAAAATATGGTGAGAATAGAGTATGTCAGATGTTGACATTTGGTAGATTGGCTGGTAGATCTATTATTAAAGAAGTTCTACGAGTCAATGAGTTTTGCTCTTTTGATGAGATGAACGAGATTACTTCAAGAATCCCGAACGAGGCAGCGATATCTGACCTATTAGAAAACATGGATAGTCCGTCAGTCATTAGATGGGCGCTGGAGAACGATAGAGATGCTCTTGCTGACTATTGTTATTTGGACGATGATGATAATCTAGTTGGAGATTATTCTAAAATTTTTGAACAAGCAATGCGTATGGAGGGTATATTTAAAACTCAAGGCAAACATGCTGCTGGTGTAGTAATTGCTTCTGACCCATTGGATGTTGTATGTCCGATGGTAAAAGCTTCAAGAAGCAATGATAAGATTGCTGGCATGGAGATGGGGGATTTAGAATCTATTGGTTGTGTTAAATTTGATATTCTAGGTGTAAATTTGTTAAAGAAAATATCTGAAACTGTCGAGGAAATAAATTATGAACTATCGTGATTATATCGTATATGACTTTGAAACTACTAGTGCTAATCCGCACACTACTCAGCCTGTGCAGATTGCCGCCGTAGTAGTTCACGGTCGAAAATTAGAAATTAAGGAAGGATCAGAGTTTCAATCGTTAATGAAGCCCTATCTAAGTGAAAAAAAATGTAAGGAGTATGGTGTTGATATGCTTGAAGATGGAGCAGTTGCAGTACACGGAAAAACTGCTGAGATGCTCAAGAAAGCTCCTTCTACTGCCTCAGTATGGAAAAACTTTACTGAATATGTAAAGCAGTACAATTTTAAGGGTAGTAATTTTACAGCGCCGATTGCTGTTGGATATAACATTAAAGGTTTTGATAATATTATTGTTGATAGGCTTTGCACCAAAGCTCCGTATAATTTTGGCCCAGAAGATAAAAAGAATAGGCCAGAGCTATTTAATAGAATTCATTCTCTTGACATGCTTGATTTTATGTTTACAATGTTTGAGAATGATAAAGAGGTAAATTCACTATCTGCCGATAATCTGATCCGTGGTCACATGGGATATAGCAAAGGGCAAGCACACGATGCTATGTCTGACGTTATTATGACCGCTGAATTATTCTGTCGAACTATGCGGATGTTGAGATATACTGCCTCCAGAAAAAGCTTTAAAAACGTATTTAAGGATTAAGATGAATATTGAAGAACTTGATTTTGAAGATTCCAGAGTCTGGGACATGATG